ATTTAATTAACACTAAAATAATACCAGCATTGGGACCGTGGCCAACGTTGAAACGAGTAGCAACCGCATGTTGTTTGATAACTCTATATTATCCAAGCGTAATGGAAGCCGAGTTGCCTGAAATTTTAGTTGATCATGAACATAAAACAATTCATGTGGTTGATAGCTTTGGATCGGCATCATTTGGATATCATGTTTTAAAAGCCAACACGATACGTCAACTTTTACCAATCATGTCTGATGAAATTAAAAGTGAAATAGCAGAATACAATGTCGAGGCACAAATAAATTAAACGCAACAACTATAAAACATCTCGTAAGAGCAACATTTAAGAAAGATAATTTCAAACAATTAATGGAAACAAACCCTTACCTAATTTTAATAGGAGTTTTATCACCTGTAGTCTTAAAACAATTATTTGAGAGTGGATCGCTGCAACTTGCAATAAAGTATTTCATGGAAACAAACATTGACTTATTTAATGTATGCTGCATTATGGAATCATTAGCACGAAAGCAACGCAAATCAGACACAATTATGCACCAACTAAGCACGTTGTATAGTGTTTATCCACAATTAATTGAAGTTTACCGCGATATGCATATTAACACACCTGAACAGGCAATTGCACATAAACTTACGCTCGATTCAATGCAAAGGATTGTAGAAATTAATAACGCGGACGTGCATCTAGTACATGGTGGATTTTGTACATTAAATGAAAACATGAGGCGGAAAAAAGAAGAATTGTACATGGAAATTGTAAATACTTCATTTTTAGAGCTAAGTTTGTTGGAAAGATTATGCTACACTACACGTACTATAAATATTTGTGGACGTATAAGGGCATATTTCAAAGAAACCAAAGGTCTAGATTCACAACAAGCATGGAAGCACTGCATTTCAAAGCCTTTAACTATTATGCAAAATGGAATAACACATTGCTGCGATGCAACGAAGCAAGCATCAGTACACATGATAGATTCAATTCGATCGCGAGCAACACGAATTGCAATACGTGGCATTTCAATGTTAACACCGGACTTTGGGAAAATTCTAGGAGTACTTTCTATAGTTAGTGTTTTATTAACAATCTTTTATAAGACAAATAAAATTATAAAAAGAAAGCAATATGAAGCTTTACGCGTTTGTAATGAAAAGAATGATCTAATATATGAAATGATTGTTACAACAATGCAGAAATTTGACAAAGAAACAGGCAACGATGATTATTCAGATCCCGAATTCACAAAGTACTTAACGTGGCTCAGAAAAGAAAATCCAAACCTCTACAAAAGTGCAAAACCATTATTGTTAACTCCAGTCGTCCATCAGGCTAAGCAAGAACACAACATAATGCTGGAAAAGATACTTGCAATATCAGTTTTATTCATGATGGTATTCGATGCAAACAAAAGTGACAAGCTATATTCGATACTAAGCAAACTTCGAG